AATGAGGCAAGGTGGTTGGATATAATTTATGACAATAACTAACTATGCTAATACAAGTCCTTACTACAATACTCCTCAGACATCTTGGTATCTATCAACTTGGGTAGCAAGACCAATACCAGCTTTTGATACAGACCAATGTTTGACATTACAAACAAGATATAATAATAGACCAGATCTACTTAGTTACGATCTATACGGTACCACTAGACTTTGGTGGGTATTTGCTATAAGAAATCCTAACATTATCAAAGATCCCATTTATGATTTTGTTCCTGGTATTCAGATATCTGTAACGAATCGCGATGTATTGCTTGGTATATTGAATGCCTAATAATGTTTTTCCATCAGTAGATCCTAATAGTCTTAAAGCAAGCGCCGGTGGAAGCAGTAATGTCTCGGCAGATAGCTTGCAGACTAATCCTTTTATAGCTAATGATGTAATTAATGTAGATCAGAACAGTACATTTCAAACAAATAGCACAGTATCTAATTTTGGAACTGATATACCACAACAAAATCAGTCAACTAGTTTAGATAGCAGTGGATTAGATTCTATTATACAACAGAACTTTGCTCCTTCTAATAATGCTTCTGGATCAACATCTGTTTTAAACAGAGATTCAGCAACAACACTTAATTCTACATTAGCAACTAATTTCGGATCAGTACAGTCAGATGCAACAAATACATTCACTAGCACTACTGTTCCGGCAACGACAACTAACATAACAAGTTCTTTTTCTAATAATATATTAGGTAATTATGATAATATTACCTATAATTTTAAATTAATGTTAGCTCCCGAAAGCGCATTAATATCTAATACAACTATTCCCACAACTAATCTATACGTAATAGCACAGTCGGGAGTAACCACTTCTTTTAATATAAAAGATGTTGAGATTGATAGCATTGTTGCACCAAATGATAGAACTAAAAACACATTATCGACTATATTTAGAATAAAGCTTATCGAAACACAAGGTATTTCATTAATTGATAAGATATTCCAAGCTGCTAGTGTTATGGGTATCAAGAATATAATGAATTGCCCTATGATATTAGAGTTAACATTTAGGGGATATACTCAATCAGGCGAACCCATAGAAGTTAATATCGCCACCAGAACTTGGCGATTACAGTTAATTGATATGCCAACTAAGTTGGATATCGGCGGCAGCGAATACGATATGAACTTCATAAGCATTAATGATTATGGATTTCATAGATTTTCTTCAGCTAGTATTATCAAGCAGCAACTTTCGTTAGCTGTTAATACGGTTGGAGAATTCTTTAATAGCTTAGGATATTATCTAACTATACAAGATGCATTAATAGCTAGTAAAGGAATTCAATCTAGAAATGAATATGCGTTCGTTGTTCAGTCTGATATGAAATCTTGGGTTATAGGACAAGCACAATCAAAACCTAATGCGCCGAGTATGTTTGTTGACACAAACGGCAAGCGAAGCGTAGTTATGAAACCTGGTCACAAATTAGAAGATATTATCGATAACGTACTAGCAACAACAAAGGAAGCTAATAAATTAGCTAATCCGAAAAGTGACCCAACTAAGATGGATCAACCACAAGATGGATCTACTATTAGTAAGATATTTAATGTTAGCTGTGAAACAAGTATTATAGGCTTTAACCAAAGTAATAACGAGTACATAAGAAAATTCACATATTATATCAATGTTTATGATGCATTTAGGGCATTGCCGGACAAACCAGATGCTTCAGATCAGCCCCAGCGTATTAGCTATCTTTTATCAGATGGCCTGAGGAAAGCATATCAGTATATTTTTACAGGGCAGAACACAGAAGTATTGAATCTAAATCTTGAGTTGAATAATTTATGGAGACATGCAACAACGTACTATACTCAAGCGATGCATAGGGTTAACAACAATTCGTCGGATTTCTTAAAAGAAGTTCCTGTTGATCTAACTAATATAGATGATTTAAGGGTTCCGGGTAAATCACCCTTTGAAACAAACGCGAACTCAAATAATACAAATACCAGTAGTAATGTTTTTGGTGCTGGAGTCAGTCAAACGGTTAACCCTGATTTTGCGATTAATAATACAACTACAGCTTCTAATCCAACACCACAGAGTGATAGCTTACAATTACAACAAAGATTACAGCAACTTCAGCAATCCCCTAATGTAAATACAACAGCATTGCAGGAAACATTATCGAGCTTGGATACTGCTAATCAAATTACTCCAATTGAAGGCCCACAAACAACTAGTCAAATACCTGGATTGAATTCTATCCCACAAGCAAGTCAGTTAGTTTCTTCTACATTAAATAGAATCACTACTCCAACACAAACTGGTCCTTTGAATTTAATCGAAACTTTGCCTAATAGTACTTTAGCTAATCCATTGTTAAATATGTTTATTAAACAGGTAGATCCTGCATTAGATGTAAATAGAGTAAACGAAAATATTGAAATGACAACTGATACATCCAGGTCAATATTCGGTATTATTGCTAACCAGATGTATGCTGGAACTTATACAGATCTGTTACAAATTGATTTAGAGGTTCGTGGCGACCCATTTTGGTTAGGTGAAACTGACAGTGAAGTGATTAATAGACTCCAAGCAGGAAATTCTAGAACAGCGGGAACAGGTAACTTTGCTAATTACCTTAGAGGCGAAAATAGTTTCTTCTTAACATTTAAGACGCCAAAGAACTATAATGATAGCACAGGCTTTGTTGATTTAGAAGAAAGTACAACATTTATGGGTGTTTATAATGTTGTTAGTGTAATTCATACTTTCTCTGGTGGCAAGTTCACACAGAAATTAAATGCTATTAGAGATATTAACACAGATCCTCAAACAATCAAGAGTTATGTTCAGTAGATATGGCTTCAAACGATAGAATCAATAAACCACTTGAAGGGTACTTTTCTCGAGTAGACACTAGCAAACCATGTATTGGCATTGTTAAGGATAACCGAGATGATGAAAGAATGGGGAGACTAAAAGTCTGGATCAGAGGAAGCACCGCGCCAGAGAGTGATCCTAATTCTTGGATTTGGGTAAACTATTGTAGTCCTTTTGCTGGAGCAACACCTACATCTGAACTAGGTGGCGATTACCAAAATTTCGATGATACACAAACTAGCTATGGTATATGGGCAACTGGACCAGATATTGATAACCAGGTTATAGTATTATTCGTCGATGGTGACATCCGCTGCGGCTATGCAATGGGTGGAATATTTCATAAAAATATGAATTCTATGGTTCCAGGGATAGCAGCGGGGTCAACATTTCAAGAAAACAATGCCGAATTCTCCGATGTAGATGATCCTAACATCCCAGCAGCAGAATATAATAAACTAAGCCTAAATCCTAAAATTAGCCCATATTATCAACCATTAGCAGAAGGATTGCTAACTCAAGGATTGCTAGGAGATCCCCTTAGGGGTGCTGGAAGTTCTAGTGCTAGAAGGGAGAGCCCAAGTCAAGTTGCAGGCTGGTTGACTCCTCAAGGCAATCAATTTGTGATGGATGATGGTACAGAATCACAATTAATAAGGTTACGGACACAATCAGGAACTCAAATACTGTTGAGTGAAACTGACGGAAGCATTTATTTGATTAGTCGAGATGGCAATAATTGGGTCTCGATGAATAATGATGGATATATAGATGTATATGCTGCTAAAGATGTTAGCATTAGGAGCGAAGGTAATATCAACCTAAGAGCAAATAAAGATATTAATATAGAAGCTGGCGGCGCAATTAACCTAAAGAGCCAAGGCACTGATGGCATTAAAATCCACGCACCTATTGGTGATTTTAACTTAATAGCAAATAACGTCCTCTTAAATTCAGTTACTGATTTGAACATCCACGCCAAGAATGATTTCAATAGCAAGGCAGATAGCACAGTTAGTTATACTGCTGGACAGAGTGTTATATTTTACGGAACAACAATAACTTCTAATACTATTCCAGGAAATCTACCAGTTGATGCAGTTGCTCCAGACACACAACAACTTTTAGATTTAGATATTCAGTTAGATTCGAACGGTAATCAAAAATTAGTAGAACAAAATTTAGAAACTATTGTTCCTAGAGTTCCATATCACGAACCCTGGCCTGATCATGCTGTAGCATTGGCAGGTACCAGGGACTTAGTTGAAGAAGGCGATACCACAGCAACACTTGGAAGTGTTAGCAATGATCCACAAAATCCATTACCGCTTGTTGGCACACCGTCTCAAGGAATGGCTCCAGGAGTTTACCAACCAAATGGATACAGTAATGGTCAACCAGTTTATCAATTTATTGGGTCTACTACGGAATTATTGCCTTTAAATAAACTAAATGTTAGTGATTCGGGTGTGACTTTTATAGCGGGATTTGAAGGATTTAGAAGCAATGTTTACAATGATGCAGCAGGCAAGGCAACTATTGGTTATGGTCATCTACTTACAGCTACTGATAGTTTCCCTGATGGCATAAGTCAGGATCAAGCATTAGCATTACTTAAAACAGATGCTCAAATAGCTGTCGCAGCTATTAGAAAATATCTAACGGTTCCTCTAACCCAAGCACAATTTGATGCCTTAACCAGTTTTGTGTATAATGTTGGAACTGGAGCCTTCCAGAAGAGTACATTAGTTTCATTATTAAACGGTGGAAGTTATTCTTCAGTACCTACACAACTAACAAGATGGAACAAAGCAGGCGGCCAAGTATTAGCTGGTTTAACTAGAAGAAGAAGGGCTGAAGGGCTATTATTCTCGACCCCAGCAGCTATTTCATAACCTATCTTGTTTTTCTTTCAGGTAATGTATGTGCTAGTTTGAAAAATTTAAGTTTTTCTATTAATGTAGAGTCTGAACTTGATTTAACGGAATTGTTTAATTTCTCAATAATTCTATCTAGATCTTTTTCAGCTAGATGCATATCTATTCTATTTGACATTTCCTATGCTCCCTTATTGTTTAACTTTTCTAGAAGGCCATTGATTAAACAATTTTCCTAATTTTGATATATTAACAATTTGTTGGGTCTTCCATGTTTCTCTAACGCCATCTTCTTTATCTATGTTCAAAAAACTATAACCCCAAACATGATTACCTAATAACGTTGCTTTGTTGCATTCTCCGATCTTTTCTTTTAATTTTTTGACGAAAGCGTCGTATTGTGCTGCTGCATCTTCTTTACTGTTTTTGATAAATTCGCTAACCTTTAGTTGGTTGATGTCCGCTATTATAGGTGTTCCAGGTCTTTGTGTTCCTTCTCTCCATTTAATTAAACTATTAAATAGTTTATATTTTTGAAGCTTAATTTGAAATTCAACTCTTCCTACTCCGAATGACTCTGGATAAGGAGCGCAAATCCTTAAATCATTACCTGCTGCTTCTAATTCTGCCTTAACCTTTTCTATTAACTTTAAGGCTTCTTTCTCTGCTCTTTCTATAGCATCTTGTTTTAAAGGTAAAACAGCTTTTTCTATAATATCATTCATTTCTATTCTCCTTTGTTATTTCCTGTCTATATTATAATAGTAACATGTGCAGATATACTTGTCTAGTATAAAACACCAAAAAGAACTTAAAAACCATGGTTTTTAAAACCAATAAATATTAGTATAACTCGCTATAATATTTAGGTTAATATGGCTAAGAAACCAGTCTATATCGGCTTTGCCTCTAATATATCAAATAAGAAGGTATATGATGTAGATCTAATCAAACAAGATCTGCTGAATCGCATTAATACTCGCAAGGGCGATAGACTTATGGATCCGACTTTTGGTTCTATAATCTGGGATCTTATATTCGAGCATAAGAACGAATTTATCGTTAATGAAATAAACAGAGACATAACAAGTATAGTCGCTGCTGATCCAAGACTAACATTGCAACAGTTAGTAATCCAAGAACAAGAATATGGATATGTAGCCAATTTGACTTTATTTTTCAATGGTGTTAATATAACTAGTCAGTTGAAAATAGAATTTAATCAGAATCTGAGTTCAAATCCGGGAATTAATTAATATGAGTTCACAATCTTTAAGACAATCTGAATTATTTGCCGGACAAATATGGACTACAGTATATTCAGCATTTGCTAATATCAGTTTTCAGGCATATGATTTTGATACTATCAGAATTGCATTAGTGGAATATATTCAGCGTCAATACCCAGAAGACTTTAATGACTGGATTGATAATCAAGAATTTGTGTTCATTATTGATCTAATAGCATATCTAGGACAATCATTAGCATTTAGGACAGATCTTAATACTCGTGAAAACTTCTTAGACACAGCAGAACGTAGGGATAGTATTCTTCGTCTAGCTGCAATGTTGGGTTATACGCCCAGAAGAAACTATCCAGCAAGAGGATTGCTTAAATTAGTTGGCGTTAATACTACGCAACCTATTACTGATAGTAATAATACAGATATATCTAATACGACAATTAATTGGAATGATGTTACCAATCCTGATTGGTATGAACAATTTATATTAGTGCTTAATGCTGCTTTCAATTCATCAAATCCGTTTGGTAAGCCATCACAGAGTATGTCTATCGGTGGGATCAATACTCAACTATATAGCCTAAGTAGTGTTCCTCTAACAACTATCTCAGATCCATTTAATGCTACTGTTAACGGTCAAGGAATGGATTTTGAAATAATCAATCCTGGATTTGATCCTTTGGGATTCTTTGTTGAAAATGATCCAGATCCTCTAGCTTCTAAAAACTTAATATACAGAAATGATGGTTCAGGAAACTCTAGCCCAAATACGGGATTCTTTGGGTATTTTAAACAAGGTGATACAGGGTTTGCGACATATAATTTCACATACCCGCAAGAGAATAGAATAGTTGATATTGATGTTAATAATATCAATCAATTAGACGTATGGGTGCAAGAGATTAATGATAATGGTGTTGTTGTTCAACAATGGACACAAGTTCCGACTGTTGAGAACATAGCATATAATAGTGTTGATAGACAAGTAAGAACAATATACCAAGTACTAACAAGAGACAATGACCAAATCAGTATTCAGTTTGGTGACGGTCGCTTTGGTACTAGTCCAACTGGTTTATTCCGTATTTGGTATAGAGTATCTAATGGACTTACATATCAAATTCAAGCTCAAGACTTGCAAAATGTACAGATAGTAATACCCTACACAGAAGTAAATGGAAATAATGGTATCGTACAGCAATATTCACTAACATTAACATTTACCTTACAATATGGTATCTCTAATAGAGATGTCGGCGGCTCACTACCGGCAGAAACAGATGATCAAATAAAACAAAGAGCACCACAAGTCTATTATACGCAGAATAGAATGGTTAATGGTGAAGACTATAACGTATTTCCATTACAATTAGGGAATGTTATAAAGAAAGTAAAAGCTATAAATAGAACATATAGTGGCCAAAGCAGATACATTG